AGGCTCAACCACTTCTTCCTCTGCAGCTTCTTGAATTGGTTGGCTTAAGTCTATTTTAATTACTGAATCATCTCCAGCACTTTCAAACTTACTTTCATCAACAACAGTTGTTTCTTCCACCTGTGTCGTCTCTTCAACTTGTTGAGTCTCCTCGTTTTTTTCTAATTCTTCTTGCATAATATAATATAATAATAGTTAATAAATTTTATCTAGGATCAAAACCACCTAAATCAAAACCTCCACTCATAGTATCATTACCTGCCGACTCAAAGTTTTTAGGTGCTTTTCCACTCTTTCTTTGATCTATAAGCTCTGATTGCTGTGAAGCTTGGATTTTAGTTCTTTCGTCTTTGCGATCTTCTTTTTCTTTTTCTTTTGATTTGACATTGTCTGTATCAGCAGATCTTAACTGCATGTTGTACTGAAACTCTACTTCCATCAACTCTTTTTTAGCAGCAAGCTCTTGTTGCATCTTTTGCATTTCTAGTTGATTTTTCATTTGCTCTAGTTGCATCTTACCTTGATTAAAAGACTGATCTTTCTGAACTTCAAGCTGAGCAGCTGATTGAGCGGCTTGAGTATTAGACTGCGTTTGAGCTTGAATATTCTCTAGCTGTTTAGCTCTATCTTTTTGCTCTTTCTTTTTTCTTCTTATTTTCAATAGCTGATTAGCCATTTTTAAGCTTCTTATTTCCCTAAGGTCTATAGCGTCTTCTAGATCTATACTTTTTTGTTGAAGCGCCATTTGTATATTATTTTCTAATATTTGTTTTTGCTCGTCGTCTGGAGCAAGCTCAATAAATATACCAAAATCGTATAAGTGTAACTCAGACATTTCTTCTAACGTAGCAACATTGTGAGCACCTATAGCTTGTATAAATGCATTTTTAGTAGGAGAATACTCTAGCACGTCAGATATTCTTAGTGATAAACACTCTGCTAAATCAGCTGTTAAAAATAGACCAGCCTGTAATATATGCCTTGTAGCTGTATTACTATTGGCAGCAGCTAACTTCTGAACACCTACTAAAGCGTTTTTATCAGGAGTACTACCATCTCTAGCTTCATTAAGCCCAGTAGTATCTCTAATCATCTGCATGTAATAATTGTATGTTCCAATCAAACTCTGCATCTTAGCTCCACCAGATCCACTTGATATTTCTTGAATAGGTACTTTACCAGGGTTCATATCACCATCAGAAGTAAATGATCTACCTATAACAGAACCTGTTTGGAAGAACATATTTAAAGCTTCTTGTGGATTATAGTTTGTTCCGTTGCCCAAGTCTATTTCAGCTAAGCCATCAGCATCAAGGTAAACTCCATCTGGAACTAGCCTAGACATTACTTGCTGTAGTTTTAAATGTGTAAGCTGAATCATGTCAGCGAAACCTGTTATACGCTTAACTAGTGACTCTATCTTGCCGTTGTACATTCTAGGAGCAACTATAGAATAAGGCATCTTAACTTTAGTAAAGTCACTTTTTGGCCTCATCATATTTTTAGCCATTTGCCACTTTATAAGCTTATCCGTACCTAGTATCATAGCACCCTCGTACAAGCACTCTATAGATCTTTGCAGCTTAGAATAATCCATAACATCAGTTGGAGGATTAAACGTATCGTCTTTTTCTATTAACTTTTCAGCTCCACTTCCAGTTTCCTTAACCTTATAAACCTCATTCATGTAGGTTTTGTAGTTAAAATATAGAATTTGAATTTTGTTTTGATCTTCTCTATCTGTAGAGTACCTACTGTTATTGTTGTTCTTGTTGTAAGAAGAACTAGATCTTATCTCTTCTAAGTCTTCTTGGTTTAAGTGAGGAAACTGTTTTGCTAGCTCGTTTATAGGTATCGACTTAACTTCGCCTACATAGTAACAATCTTCAAAATAAGGAGAGTCTGTATAAGAGTATACTAAGTTAGCAGGATCAACGTAATCTATTGTTATTCCCTCTGAAGTTGTGAAAGAGTTTTTTATAGCTGCAATGCCAAGCACCGCTAAATCATAGTAAAATCTTTTTTTAGTAAGCTCGTATCTGTTTCCATCCATTAAAACATTTAAAGCTTGCTCTTCGGCTAATTCTACAGCTTGCTTGTAATTCAGCTGCATGTGCAGTTGTAGTTCTTCCATTGTTTGAGGAAGTATCTCTTCGCCGCTTTCTTTTAAGTCAATACCAAAGTCTTTAGCAATAATATCGTTAAAGTCTTTGAAGTCCATGTCAGACATAATGTTCTCCATGTACTCTGTTCTTTTGTCAACTCCGTTTTGAGACTGAGAGTAGGCTTTTATATCGTACGTTCTTTCAGCAATACCATTAACTACTATATCTACAAACTTTGGTATAACAGGAACTGGGCTCCAGTCTAAGTTTAAATAAGAAAGATCACCGTTTATAGATAATTCGTCTTTGTACTTTTGAATAGACTGTTCTCCTCTAGCGTATAATCTTAAATTGTGAAAATCATTGCTATTGTTTTTATACTTACCAGAACTCCTATCGTTGTAGAACCATTCAGTTTCAATAGCTTTACCAACTTTTAAGCCGTAGTCGTAACTAAGCTTTTCAGCGTCGCTTACAGTTTGACTTGGAAAATAACTTTTTATAACAGACTCTGCCATACTTTTATTTTATTATTTTAGATGCACCACCGGTATTTGTGTACCGTGATATGTTTATGTTTAATGCTGGTTTCTTAACGTCGGCGTGTGGTCTATATAAATGTCTATTGCAAGCCATAATGGCTAGCCCTGAACTTATTGCTGCATCAAACTTTGTACGTTTATTAATATCAAACCTACTCCATTCATTTAGCGTTTGGTTAAAGTACACGTTACCATAGTTACCGTCACCCATGTGACCAACGTGGCTTTGTATGTACATTTCTATAGCAGCAGCGTGAGCTTGTTTTATATCTTCACTAGAGTTTGGTATACCACCAACTTCTTTTTCTGCAACAGATAACTTGTTCCAAACTTTGTCAGGTCTGTTCATACTGAAACCTCTATACCCTCTACGTTTCAAGTAGTAAAGTAACCTAGGCTTATTATTCTCAGCTAGTATTGGCATACCATAAAATACTAATGCCATCAATACGTCTTCAAAAAATATTTCAGCGGTTTGTGGTCTTGCAATATATTCTAAGAACATGTGATTCGGTGGTGCATCTTCCATGCTAAACTTTGTTAATCCGTGTAAAGCACCTTTAGATCCTCTACCATCAACTGTTCCACTAATATCGTAGCTGTCACATCCAAACGCACCCACGTGCTCATTACCTGGATGTTTAACTCCGTTCTTTGTTATTACTTTATTCTGAAGGTGGTGAGGTGGCGTCCAACTTATATTGAACCTTCCTTTTGGATCAGGATAGAAAACTACCTTAGAATCCTTAATGCCATTCTCCCATTGAAAATTACCCGTGTTAACCACAGAGCTATTTCTCATTCCTTCATTATAATCTATTTGTTCGTATATCTTAACTAAATTAAATATACTGTTGTTTGCCTCGTCTCTAAAAGCGTGTTCTGTTGTTCTAGGAAACTGACGGTAAAATTCATTTAACCCGTCTTGATCTCCTTTTAATCCTTCAGCTTCATTTTCCCAGTGTTCCACTATACCAATATCAATTACTTCACCATCTGGTCCAAGCACTTCGTCATCTGGACTTTCAAATACTGGTTGACCGTACTGATCAATAAACCCTTCGTAATTCCACTCCATTGGTATGAATAAGGAATATAAGCCAGACTTTGTTTGTCCATTTTTGTTTCTGCTAGTAACATCTGAATCATTGTAAAGCTTTTTAAAGTTTTCACCACCCTTATCTAAAGAGTTAGATGTTGAACCCATCATGCATTTTCCTATGATTCTACTACCTAGTCTTAAGCAGGTTTTTGTAACCCGCCAGTTGTTGAGTATGTTGTCTGGTCGTTCCCATTTACCACTCTCATCGTGCACCAGTAGTGCTAGCTTTTCACCATCATAACTGTTGTCACCTGTGTTCTTCCAGTCAATCGTAGTGTCAAGACCTTTTATCTCTTCTAGTTTTTCGTTAACCTCTATTTTCTTACGAGTAAACTTACTCGCCGGTACACGATATGCTAGCTCAGACTTTGGTCTGTCCATACCATCTTGTATTGGCTTGAAAAAGAAAGGATAGTTTATTGATATAGGTACAACCTTATCTGTAAACATCTTCTTGGCATCAGCACCACTTTTAGATAGTATTCCATATCTACTATCACTTGATATTGTAGCTAAGTTAACCGCCTCAGCTGAGCTCATAAAAGAAAAACCAGAACGTCTATTCTTAAGATAACACATACCGTAGCATCGTTTATCAGCCTTACAAGCTTCCCAAAATATAAAGAATAATCTATTTGCCTCACGAAAGTCTGGAGCGCCAACGTCAATCTTACTCCACTGTAAATACATATAGTGTGTACCTGTTATATACGTAGGCGTTCCATTATTATTAAACCAAAAACCACCGCTACGCCTATCGAACTCTCCGTCGATGTAGTCGTGCCATTGTTCTTTTTGATCTTCCGGATACGCTTTCCAGTCAAATATTGTTTTAATCTTTTTAAGTACTTCAGGTTTTTCAAGTTGTTTCCACTTTTTATGTTTGTTGCTATACACATCTGTAGGCGGCTTAGGCAAAGCTATGCGTAGGTTTTGTATTTCGTATATTTCACCGATCTGACCGTTGTTAGAAAGCACTACAACGTCGTGCTCTTTGTTATAGCCATACTTCCACTTCTTGCCTTTATTAAGCCTACTTATTGTAGTCTTTTTTATTGGCTCTACTATTTTGTATAAAGTTTGTTCGTACATTACTTAGATCTACCTTCGGCAAAGCCCTTAAAAACCTTCTCTTCTTTCTTTTCAATAGTCTTACCCTCGAGTAGAGCTTCCTCTTCTTGAATACGATTAAGTATCTCAAAGGCGTCAAAGATAGCGAGCTTCTTTGTAGCAGCAGCGTTCTTAAGTCTATCGGCAGTAATGTCATCATCACCATCAACAATAGCTTCTTTTGCAACCTTGATAAGTTCTTCAACGGCTTTATGTCCAGCTTGGATTATATTCTTCTTCGTTTCCTTGATATTCATATTTAATTGTAATAAAGTTAGACATTACTCTATATAGTCTTTCACCATCTACGACAAACTCGTACTCACTACTTGGCCTGAAGCCAACTAAGTCACCAGTACCTACAGTTCCATCAGAATACTTAACAATACCTACTAAAGGTTTTTCTGATTCAGTGTTAAATTGATCAATAGCTTTTATAGGCTTAACAAAGCAGTAGCCTTTTGGAGCTTGCCACTTGTCTTTATTCTTGTATAGGAATATTTGATCTGTAGATATTAGATATGTGTTTTCGTCAAAGTAAGCCTTGCTGTTTCTTTCTCTTCCTTTAACATCGTGCCAGCGTCTAAAAACGTTGTGGTGTACCATAACTTCGTTGCCAGGCTTTATATCAGTTTCACCTACTGTAGGTGTAGATATAACTTTAGCTGTGCGGTTCACGTGTTGATGGTTAAACACCTCCGTGTTTATTATTAGTTCAGAGTCACCTACTTTTTTAGTGTTGTTGTATCTTTGTCCAACAGGTGTTACAACAAAGTTGTAAACGCTCTTCATTAATATTGTAGGTTATATTCTACAGAAACGGCCATGTTCTTGTTAAAGTCTTTCCAAGGTAAAACATCTTTACCTTTTTTAATGTAAACTGAAAACTTATCCTTTTCTTCTATAATATCGCATATAGTATGACCACCATACACTTCTTGCCCCACGGCATAGTGCATAGCGTCATTCTTATAATCTTTCCCGATACTAATCTTTC